CCTGTCCCGAAAACATTCCAATCCAATCACCAGATTTCAAATAAAATTCGCAGTATCTAATATATGCTTTACGAGATGCGGCCTGGGTTTCCGCAATTCTGCGTTCCTTTTCTCCAACATATCTACCTCTTGCTGATTTACCTAACGCAGCAATCATCTCTTTGTTATGTTTGATCCATTCCTTAACACTCTTAAAAGAATAATTATCATCATCTGGAAGAGCAAGAACACGTTCACTCACATTTTTATATTCTGCTGGTTTCCTCTTTTTACGCATATCTTTCATGCGTTCCCGAAGAGCCTCACGTTGTTCTTCCGTAATCTTACGAGTACGTTTTATTTTCATTGGTTTTCGTTCTGTTTTCACTTTCTTTACCATTATGATTTTTTCTCCTTAGTGTTTTCTATATTTCCTCTGATTGTTTCTAACATCATTGTCCACTGTCTTGCAGTAGTTTCAATATCATAGTGCATATCATAGTATTGTTTTTGAAATGCAAGACCAGCTTGAACTGGTGGTTCCCAAAAATTATTAATTGCATCTTTCAAAACATATGCAAACTTCCTTGCGTGTTCAGTCTTATCTTGAACAAACCCATACATCCATGCAAAATTAGAACACGTTTCTGGAAGAACTCCAAGATTTGGACATACTACAATACATCCTGCACTCAACGCTTCGATTGCAGATATACATCCTGTTTCTGGATAGACATTTGGATATGCAAGAATATGTGTTTGTTGTAACGCTGACCGAATTTCATCATTAGAAACCGTTCCATGATAATTCACATTTGGTGTTTCTTTACAAGCATCATAAAGGGGTTCCCATTCTTTGTCTTGTTCTTCCCAACCATATATCTTAAAACTTGAATATACATCAAGTACCACATTCTCTAATTTTAATGCTTTGAATGCACCAATCAATACATCTAGTCCACGATGTGGTGTAGAAGTATATGCAAGTCGAATTGTGCCGTCTTTTGGTTTGGTATGTACTGGAATTGGTTCGATTGCGTTCTTTAGTACAACACTCTTTTCATATTCAACACCAAGATCCATATTATATTTTTCAAGTGACCAATCAGAAGGAAATACAAATCGTTCAAACTTATCACGATGAGATTTATCTTTTAGAAATTGTACTTCTGGATCTTTTGATGTGTCTTGAAACCAGAGTATCTTTGGTTTATCTTCGTATTCACGAACTCTTGAAAGAATGACCTGAAAGTAGTTCCAGAGGTCATCAGGCACCCTCTCCTTGACTCTTTGATAAATTAACTCACTTCCACCCTTTGCATTCTTTGATTGTTCAACCACATCTCCGCCAGTTGGTGGTGATGGAAGTCCTTGTTCTTTTCTTTTCCGAATTTCTTTTATTTTGGAATCATCAAACTTCATCATACTCATGATGATTCACCGATCTTGTCAAGAGCCTCTACTCTTTCAAGTGCTTCAAGAGATTCATTATTTTCTTCTGTGGGTGGTTCTGGTGTTTTCTTCCCAAAAAACTTTAGAACCACCTGTAAAATTTTATCAATCATTTTTTATTTCCATTGTATTATTATATCAAATCATTTAACAAATGTCAAGTTTTTTCTTAAAAAAGTTTACCTTGTTCGATGCCATGTAATTTATATTGAAGTTTCCCATCATGAAATACTTCAACATCATCACCATCTAATTGTTTAGATACTGCTTCGTTATCTGCATCTATTTTACTAAATTTCAATATTTGTCCATTTTTTGTTTCAACTAGATAAGGGTTTTGCTCGGTTCGCATAACTGTTCCTTTAAGTGAAATCCTGTCTTACAAATGTAAAATGAATCTACAATGTCAGATACAGGGTTAGAAATTTTGGTTGATTTTGGAGATAACTGACTCTTCAAATCAACGTGTGATTCTGACAAAAACGTTTCATACATTAATTCTTTATTGGCATTTCCTTTTCCTGTGGCGTGTTTTTTGATTACTGTGGGTGGGATTGTAACATATTTGAATCCGGCTTCTTTAAGTTGTTTTTTGAGTATTCCAGTATTCTCTCCAATATTGAAAACTCTACCTGTCGCTGCAAATGCATAATCTTCCAAGTAAACTTCATCTACCCGGCCATCAAACCATCGAATACATTCAATAGTCCACGATGCAAGTTTACTAAACCGATCAATATCATCCGTATATTCTGGATAATCATATGCAAATATCTTACTTAATGATTTATGCGACTTATTTTGTTTCAAAAAATGAAACTTACAATTTTCAAATTTAATCTCATTATCAATTATTTCTGCTACACATACTGCGGGCGATGTTAATGAATAATCAATTCCAGCGACAAATTTAATCTTCTTCAAAAAATTCGTCATAATAAGGTTCCATTAATATTCCACAAAAAGCACAATGAAATGCATGTTCTTCTTGTCTTGATTGTATGTCATCTGAATCGTATATCATGGTATATGTCGCATTACAATTATTACAGTCTACATCCAATTCAACTTCCATGTCTCTCCAATTAAAGGTCTACAATTTCACACCCACCCTCTGCTGAACAGGCAAGTTCTTGTGATGCTATCGTATAATCTTGCTGTTCATAATTAGACAATGTTGTCCAATCTACCTTTTTTGGTATTTTGACCAACAATTCATCATATTCTTTTTTTGTGCAATCTTGATACGGTGCTTGTCTGTATGTATGTTCACTAAAAGGTAAGAATGAAATACCACTAATCGAATCGAAATTATTCCACACCCATGCACCAACATCAAACCATTCGGGCTCTTTAACAGAAACCGTAATAGATGGTTTATGTTCACACCAATGTTTTTGATATTTTGTCCAAAGATTTAATTGTTCAATCGCTGTCATATCTTTTCGACAAACAGCTCCTTTGGGACTTTCCATTGGAAAAGAAAAAACAGTTGTATGTTCTGGTTTAGTCACATCTGGTTCATTTGGAAAGTTCGCCTTTTTCATCATTTTGCAAAGGGGGTCTTTGTTGTCCGCTCTTACAGTGCTGATATAATAAGGATTATGCCTGGCATTAATACCAGAAGCACTATCAACAAGCTGACTAACAGTACCACTAGGTTTGACACAAGTGATTGCGGCTGCCCGTGAAATTCCAAGTTTGTCTGCCCATTCTTTGTTTGTTTCATATGCAACCTTTCTTAATTCTTCTAACAGGGGTTCTAGTCCCTTCTTTTTACCATTTGTTAATGAATTGTCTAATATGCCGGTAAGCGAGACACCCAACAGTCTTTCTTCAGTGCAATTGTTTTCCCATTCTTTTGTGAGATATCTGAAGTTGGTAAGAGTGGATTGGAAAGTGCCAAGGATTGTTGCAGATCGGACTTTCTTTTTAAGAGATTCAACATCGTCATGTCTTCTGACAACGCATTCACTAAGGTTGCAGAACTCTCTGCTTCTAAGTATAATCTCACTACAGGGGTTAGTTCCAAAATCATCTCTAGGTTCTCTTCGTTTAACATATCCTCCGTTATCATCTTTTTCCCTTTCATTTAATAATGCTACTTGATTTTTTGCTGATACACCATTGTATACACCACGCTCTCCTGACTTTGAATCATAGAGAGATAACCATTCTCGCATGTAAGTCCCAACATCGGGCCGTTCTTTATAATTAACTGAATTATTTGCTAGTGCCCGTTGTACATTAAGTTTATGCCATTCTCCGTGTTTCGCAAATCTCATTTCTCTGTCATTGAGATCTGAAAGACTAATAAGAGCACTTCTACGAACACCACCTACCACAACTATTTCTGCAATTTTACAAACAATATCATGACATTCGATGGGTTTAAGTTTTCTCCCTGCCGAATCTTGAAATATTCTTGATGCAAAATGAAACAAATCATCTAGTGGTTGTGGGCCAGAAGCTCTTCCTCCAAATGTTTTTAATGGTTCTCCTGCTCCACGAACTTTTGAAAGATCCCATTTTGGAATCTGACCTGTCCACAACAAACTCAAAAGTTCCTTGAATGCTTTTGCCCATCCAAGTTTTGAATCTGCAACAACAATTGTCGTATCAGCTGGATGGAATTCTTCTGCAACTAATGGTAAATGATTTACGTGTTCTACCTCTACACTAAATCCTACTCCTGTTCCATTCATAAGAACATAAAGGATTTCATCAAAAGAACGTGGACTATCAATTTTTACATAAGAACAATTATAACCAGCGACATTCTCTTTTCTGAGTGCATCTCCAGCGGTCATCAAACATCGCATAGAAGGCATTACATTCAACGACAACACATTTTCTCTTAATTCTTCGACTGTTCCATTTCCTAAATCATAATCACATGTTTCTTTAAGATGTTCTTGAAAGAAAGTAAAATATCGGTCTACTGTTTCTCCCCATGTTTCTCTTCGTTTCTTATCGTAATCCCATCGTGCATATCGTGAAAGGTGAATAAATTGTTGGTATTGTGTAGGCAAGACGGCGGGATTGGTTGGGTTCATTTTTTCCTCCAAGTGGCGAGATGTGTTTTTGCAAGTAGACCATTGTACGTGTTCATATTTATTATTTCGATTAATCTGGATTCTTGAATACTAGCAAGAACCATATCATTTAAATCTTTACAAGCAACAGATTCCGGCCAGATGCAAATATTCCAACCATTATCAATCACTTTTTCCATTCTAGAAATGATTTCTTTATTTCTAGGTTCATTGTCGAAAACTATCGTTCCTGTATGATTATCTAATGCACTTGAAATCTCAACTTGTGATTTCAAATTTACATCTGATCCTGCCATTGCGATACAATTCGGCAAAAACATGGAATCAAACGGGCCTTCAACAACATAAAATTGTTGTCCTAAATCCAGACGATCCAATCCGAATATCTTAGGGGAATCTTCGTCTATCTTAATCGTGATATAACGAAGCAGAGTGTTTGTAAACGCTCGTCCTTGAAACGTAACGAGTCGTTTATTTTTATCAAAGAAGGGAATTATTATTCGTTGTTCTTTTTCATTTAAATCATACTCACGTTTTGTTGTCTTTTTAACAAAACCTTTAAAGTCCTCTGTATAATATAGGTAACTTAAAAATTGAGGTGGGATTGCACGATTGACCAGATATTTTTTTGCGAAATGTTGATCATCAAGATCACTAATTCGGGGAAGATTTATCTTAGTATGAAATACTGGTTTCTCATGTTTAAATACTGGATCTTCTGTGTTTTGGCCCTTTCCTGTAACACCTTCTTTATATCTCTCTAAGACATATTGTTTGTGTAATTCACCATCAAGTTGTTTGAGAAAATTTGAAAAAGTATTACTTTGTCCACAATTATGACAACGATAAAAGAGATCTGTCTTTTTTTGATACAGATAACCTCTTGCTTTAGTTTTACTTTTTTGAGAATCACCACAAAAAGGACATCGGAAATTATACAACCCTTGATGCTTATGCTTAAAAAAGGGAAGCCTAGACGAAACTAAATTTACGTATTTTGTGTCAATATAAGAAGGCATAACAAATTTAAATAGAATTTTAATGTGATAGTATCATTATATCACATTATGTCAAAATGTCAAGTTTAATTATTTAAGAATTTTGGAAGGATGTGTCCTATAAAAAATGTCAATGCTGTTGCAACACCGATAGTAATCCATCTCCATTTTTCAAGAGATTCGACTTTTTTATACAACAATGATATATCAGATGATACTCTAGTTTCTGTTTTATCAATCATTTCTGTACACTTATCATGAAGATCACCAATTCGTGAATGAAGAAGTTTCAATTCATCACGAACTTCATTGTCACTTGTTTTATGAAGATCTTGGCCCGCAAGTAAACGACCAATATTTTCTGAAAGGGCATTAAGTTTAGTAGAAGTATCACTTAACTTATTCATCAAAGCATCAAGTTCCTTAGTACGAAACTCATCTTTGATTTTTAAAGTTTGGACTTCAGTTTGAAGATGATTGATAGATTCTTGTTCTGGCATGAGTTACCTCTGATGGTTTTGCTTCTTTTATGAACTGTTTACAAAAAAAGGCAAAGGCTTTTGGTGCAAAAGTGTTCGTATGCACCGACCACGATTCTCCATTTAGTTCTGGATCGTGCCCATCATTATGTATCTCTAGTGTATTATCTTCATCATCTGTGGCTTTCCATGTAGTCCTTGATTTAAGTATCCACTCGCCATCCATAACCTGTTCAATTGAATCATCTGCGTTTAATTGCAGATATTCTTTAAATTTTATCATTTTCCACTGCCATGTTTAAGATATTGCATACAACCAGCACTAGAATCCATCACTATGATGGGTTTCTTAGGATATTTTCTTGCAAACGCACGAATATATTCTCCGACCTCGTCTTCACCAACATAACCACTATAACGAGTATATTTCTTTTTACCCAAACGTGATTTTTGAAAATGTGTGGGGTCTATAGCAAATACATCTATTCCCCCAAACCTTTTCATAACTAATCCTTTTGGTGGTTTTTTCAATAAAGGAATTCCTCTTACTGCTATATTTCCACCACCCATTCCAGTAGTAGGAGAATCCTCATTTAATATATCTTCAAATTTTTTCAATGTTCTTGGATCAAACTTCAAATCATTATTATACATTTTTTCAAACATATCAAAAAATTGTAACTCCAATTCCTCTTCTGTAATCTTATATCCGTCTTGTTGTTCTTTGATTAACCAAAGTGCGGCCGCATAAGATGCAAGGCGTGATTTACCGCCAGGAATCTTACCCATTAATTTTTTGATATTCCAGATTAACGTATCAGAAAGATTATATGCATCTTTCTCTTCAGAAGTTTCTAAATCTCTACGCCGTTTGAGGATTTTTCCTTTTTCATCAATAATACCAAGTTCAAATGCTTTTGTCTTCTCAAAAGGAGTTACCAGTTTCTTTAAAAACTGATAGACAAAATATATGTTCCCGATTCCTGCAAGAATTCCCATTCTATTCTATTTTCCTTAATTCTTTAATGGTAGTTTCATTCAATGGAATATGATTTGTCTGAATATCTTCTCCGCCTATTCCTTTTACTTTTGCTGGAAGACGGTTTAAAAATATAAGAAAAGGTTTAAGAATAGAA